AAGATTTGAGTCGACGAGAACTCACCAATCGTTGCTGCGCTTTCTGTGGCGCGTGCAGCGGTAACCGAACTTCCATTCGCATCAACTACCTGACGAACATAGTTAGAACCGCTGGCATCACTACCGGCAGTTCTAAGGCGTAGCCGTGTACGAGGATCGCCAGAGGCCGCGACGTAGCGGATGACGACCAGATAGTTGTCGTGACTGGAAGTGAACACACCATTCAATGACAACTCAGTCACCGCCGTGAAATCCACACCACCATCAGCGTTGATCGACGCCGACGTGCCACTATGCGCGATGCTTGTCGGTGTCATTATGACGAGACCATCACCAGCAGCCATCAGGACCTCACTCCATACACAGAAACAGTGCCGGAAATAGAACCGGCAGACGGGAACAAGTTGAGCCCCGGGTATGAAGTGGATAGTGAATGTGTTCCAGCGGTTTCGTAAATACGCGCAGAACTACTGTTATCCAAGTTCACGAACCGAATAGCCGTAGGCTGCGCCAAGAATGGACCATAAACGCTTATCATCGACCCACTCCACAATGATCCACCGCTAGTCCAGTTAGTGAAATCCAGCCACGACTGCGTTCCATCACGACCCGAGGTAACGCTCGTGCCGTTCACGTTGATGTGTTGAATCGTGTACGTGCCTGTCGTAACGGCGGCAGAGCCGTCATACATACGCCAACGAATAAAGCCCGTTGAAGAAATAGTTCCCGTAAGAGCCACAACATAGTTATCGAAGTCAGCCGTAAAGCAGTCATCTAGTGAGAGCGATGTGAGAGCGGAGAAGGTTACTTGACCGTTGGCACCGATAGTGGCTGACGTTCCGGTAAACGCTACCGCGCTTGGTTTGATGAGCACCATGCCTGGTTGTGAACGCAGACGGCCCGAAGCAATATGGCCGAGCCCATGCAGAAGCGTCACGCCAGGTCCCCGACAAGCAGCCAGAGATTATCGGCACGCTCGTAAAGTTGTGCCGACGAATACTGAGCCCGAAGCGATGGAGTTCCGGCAGTTGAGGTGGAGTTGATCGTAACGCCGGAACCTGCCGCGATGAACACCGGCCCGGTTCCGATCCGCGCAATCGCAATCGCCGCACCAGCCGTGTAAGTGACACTTGATGCGGGAGGGACCGTGACGGTCACGGTTCCTGACGAGTTGATACCTATCAGCTTCCCGGCATCTGAGGCCGCCAGGGTGAAGTTGGCTGTGGCCGAACCCATTGTTGCCCCGTTGATCTGATTGTTCAGATCGGTGGCCGTAAGTACCTGCCCTGCAACGAAATCAGCCATGCGCTGTTCCTTTCCTAGAAGCCGAGTTGGTCGTCGTCGAGTTGCCCGAATAGGGACGAATCAAGAATGAAAGACGCCTCCGCGCGAGACATCGTTAAAGTCACGTTGTGCTCCCCTGGGGATATGTTGTGACTAATCCTATCCAAAACGGCATATTGGGTGATAGCGGATCCGACCGTGGGAGTGAACGTCACTTGCAGCGGGGAACCGACATCGAGCCGGGCTACGGTCGATTGTTGCGCCGTACCTAGGGCATCCATCGAAACTGTGACTTCGTTAATCCGAAGCGAAGGATCCTTATACCGGGCCAGAAGATAATCCCCGAGAGTCCCCATATCGGCATCCGTGTTAAACAGAAGCCCCGTTTTTGAGAGCTCACTAACCCCATAGGTTGTCTGGGAAGTAGCGTCGACATCGACCGCGGTTCCACCGTTATTCCGCGTTAAAGTGATTTCGTTATAGATCTGTTCGGATCCGTAGTCGATGCTTACTTCACGGAAAGGGATCCCCGTGCCACCGAAAACCGTAGGGTTTGAGAAGTTTTGGGATGCCTGCCGATCAGCGAAGGCAGCATTCCCGGCCCGGTCCATGAAGAACGTCCCGAATTCGGTATCGGACACGGTTTGCAGATAGTCCAGGATGCTTGTGTTTGCGGCCGGGGAATCGGCCTGCAACGTCACTTGCCCCGCGTCAAGGTCCCGTTTCCCGGTCGGCCATGAAGCTTCCGTTAGGGCAACCCCGACCCGGGCCCCCGATAGTTGGGAGGTTTTCGCGGCCGTCCCGATCGTCACTTGGGAAAGCAGAAGGAACCCATCGACGCATTCCGCCGTAGTCGTATAGTCCCCGTCATTACGAAACTCGAGGTTCCAATCATCGACCAGGCCATTAAAGATCGGTTCACTATTGAGAGTAATCGAAACGTTTTTCCGAGGCACGATGCTCGAGGAATACGGGCTAACGGCGGTGCCCGCCGTCGGATCGAATAATCGGGCCCGATTGTCGAGGACGATTGAAGCGTTACCGGATTGGGGCCTGTCGAGAACCCGCGACCGGCCGCGGCTAATACTCACCGACCGGACATATTGCGTAACGTCGACTAGGGAGAAAGCCCCGCCCAAGGTGAAAACCGTATTATCCAATACGCCTTGAACGGAATCATTGAGGGTAAAGAAATTAGTTACCCCGCCGGCACCCTCATCGAAAGCGAAAACTACTTCCGTATTCGTCATGACGTAACCGAAATTGGAACCGGACCATTCCTCCGCTGATACTGCCGAAGGGCATCCACGATTAGACGGCCGACATCTGCCCCATCCGTACCCATGCCGGCATTCACGGTTAGATTAATCGTCGTGCCGACACCGCCGCCGCGGGACAACGGTACGACCGCCTCCGGGCCGGCCTCACCGATCATCGCCAAAGTCGGCCGGTAAACGATGCCACCTTCCGCAAGCTCCGGGATATTCGGCAGTCCAGATACACCGACACGCTGCCCGCCGAATGTCCCCACAAACGGAACCGTTACTTCCGGGATTGAGAAGGAAAGACCATTCCAAGCATTAATGATCCGGTTGATTCCACGGATCACGAAGTTAACGGCATTACGGATCGTGTCGACGATCGTGTTATAGATACTGTCGAATATTCCCTTGATGAAATCTTTCACCGTATTGAAGGTGGAAGTAATCCCATCGAAAATAGACGTCCAGAATTTTTGGAATGTCTCAATATAAAGTGCGACATATTGAACAATAATCGCGCCGACTTCAATCAGCTTCGCCACAAATTGAACGAAAGCACCGATAATCCTGATAATTGTCGTAGCTATAAATCCTAGTACCTCGATCAATGCCTTGAGATAATTTCCGACGAACGTAACCAGGAACGGCACCACATAGGCCATTAAGAAATCAACAAACGCCTGGAACCCTGCCCGAAGCCTTTCGATAGTTTCCCGGTTTTCTTCGAGTACCCTTTTCACTTCTCCGACGACCCGGCCGATAACCTGTTGGATTGTGGCCCACACTTGGGCGACGGTATCCCGAAGGGTTTCACTATTGTTCCAGAGGTAAACGAAGCCGGCGGCGAGAAGTGCTACGGCCGCAACGATTCCGGCGATAGCCAAAGTTACCGGATTAATGGCGGCCACTATTCCACCGATAACCGCAATTAGTTTACCGACTATGAATAGGACCGGACCGATTGCTGCCGCTATTGCGGCGAATTGGACGATAAATCTTTGAACATCCGGATCAAGAGCCGCGAAACGGTTTGTCATTTCGGTAAGGAAATTCGCTATCGATTGAATCGTGGGAGCAAGAACATCCCCGAGCATGATTAGAACACTATCGATGGATCCCTTGAGAGCTTCAATCGCGCCGGCGGTTCCCGACATTCTGGCATTAGCAAGATCGGCGGCGATACCCGTTTTTGTTACTGCCGTATTTAGATCGTTGAAACCTTGTACGCCTTGCTCGATCAGAATATTTGCGGCCCGCATACCTTGTACGCCGAATATTTTTTTCAAGCTAAAGGTTCGAGTTGCGTCATCCATTCCTTGGAATGTTGTCGTCAGCCTTTCGACCACTTGATTAAATGGGATCACGTTCCCGCTACTGTCAAGAAACGTAAGCCCAAGATCCTTCATGACTTCACTAGCTGCCCTAGTCGTAGGGACAAGCCCGAGAAGCATTTGATTAAGTGATGTGCCCGCCGTCGATGAATCAATGCCGGCATTATTCACAGCGGCCAAAGCGGTAATCACATCCGACAATGGAAGGCCCATTGTGTTAGCGGTGGATCCAACAAACTTCAAAGCCAAGGCAAGATCCTGCACCCCGGCCGTTGAAGCGACAGCACCAGCCGCAAGAATATCGACCACCTTATTTGTATCGGCCGCCGAAACTTCGAACGTATTCATCGCGTTACTAATGATTGTTGCCGCATCCGCGAGGGCCATGCCTTCGGTGGCGGCAAGATTCATTGTTGCGGCTAATGCACCGGCCTCGATATCTGCGACAGTCAAGCCGCCTTTCGAAAGCTCGAGCATCGCATCCGCGGCCTCACCCGCAGAGAAAACAGTATCGGCACCCATTTTCAAAGCAAGCTTCGAAAGAGACTCCATCGATTCCGCGCTAGCATTCGCGTTAACTTGGAGACTATTCATAGTTGTTTCGAAATCAGCTGAGGCCATGACAGCGGCCGTGCCGATACCAACTATTGGAAGCGTAACCCCTAGCGTTAAGGTTTTGCCGACGCTGGAAATTTTCTCTCCGGCCTTCTGCATTTCTTGGCCGAAGTCATTAATTTTCTTAGTCGTCGATTCGGATGCCGCTTGCATCCGTTCAAGATCCTTGATAGCACGGTTAATCGCTTTGTCGTCATAGTCACCCTTAACGACTACATCGATCGAATTTCGCGCCACCGATACTCCTAAACCTTATTAACTGCCGCTTGGATTAACTGCCCGATTTCCTTCGCCGCTTCCGGCCCTTTCGCATACCAGGCCGGAGTAAGCAACCGCGGCCACATGCCCACATTTCGGGCACCTTCTTTTGTGCCGGTTTGCTTATTAATATTCCGGTTGAATGGATGCCGCGACTTATTCACGGAACCGGCAAGCGTGAAGATAGCGACCGCCGGATCCGTTTTGTCGAGCACGGCCCGGCCTTCGACCTGACGGAAACCTGATTTCACCTTGGATCGGAATCGAGTAGTGAACCGGAATTTCCCTTGATCGTACGATAGATCCCGGCCGTCCCTGGAATAAATCCATTTGCCCCATCCGGTGCCCCTCCGTTTCGGAGTCAAACCCATGAACGGAACTCGAGCCTTAGCATCCTGAGTGACAGCATCCGTCGCAGTCTTTACACCTTTTTGAATATCCCGCCACGCTTCCTTATCGAAACGTTTCAAGGCATCAATTTTTGCGGCAGCTCCCCGCACTTCAACTTTCATCATTTCCGGGCCGCCTTTTTCTCTTGCACGATTCTCCACTGCAAATATTTCTGCATCGTCCAAAGCATCCGCGGAGACTCATGCACCAGCGTCGACGGGGCCACCCCGAATTCGTATGCTAAATGGCAGATCAGGAAATGGACAGACTCGGCCCCAAAGGGACAGGTTCCGCCGCTTCTTGAATCTCCACCCCGTCGAGTCGATTAAGCCACATATCGAAATCAGCGGTTTCCCCAGCCCGCTTCAAACGATGCCAAGCAAGCCAACAAATATCCGTGAACCGGATTTCTGTTCCAAGCTTCGCAACACTTCGATTAAACTCACTTTCGAAGGCGACGAAATCCGGTGCCGATACGGTGACACCGGCACCGGATCCGTCTGCGTAGGTGACTCTCAAATCCATTTTCAAGGCAGGCTCCTAACGTTACGGGGTTGTGTCGCGGACGACAGTACCGGTGATCGGGAACGAAACGGAAATCGTCGCGAGATCCCCCACCGCACTATCGATTGGATTTGCCTGGGCAACCAAACAATCGAATTGGTATTCGGCGTTCGATGTTGAGATTGCAGCGGTTCCACCTGGGCGGATACGAACCGGGACGACCGAACCAAGCTGATTGAAAATCAGCTCGTCGATAGCACCGGAAGCCATATCCTGATGGAACTCGAAGTCGACGGTACCGGATTTCAAACCGCCCACGCGGGTCCGGTAGGTGGAACCGAAAGCCGTTGTTTCTACATCGTCGGCCTCGATATTCACCGTTACGGAAGCACATGAGCTCGTCACCGTTGATCCGTTGAAAACGATCACCGGCTCGATTACTACGAACTTTGCCATTTGATTATTTCTCCTTCATCAAGCGTAAACGGTGATCGAGAGATCCGCCGCAACGTATGTTATTTCACCTACTGCCAGCTCACGAAGGTTATCGCCGCTGGTAACTCGAAGGTCGTTTGCTTCGCCTCCGAGAGTCCTATCCGATTCGATAGCCTCTTTAAGGCTATTCGTGCCCGTGCCCGACAG